GTCTTTATCAAGGCGTTGAACGTCGAATTCGACGTTAACCTCTCATCTGATGAGGTTAAGTCTCATTGTTATGAGACACCAGACGGTGATCTGGTTACCCCTACTAGGGGTACATTCATGGGTCTTCCCATGTCTTGGATCGTACTTTCGATCCTCAACGCAGCATGTTGTCTGCGTGCCGACGATTATGGTCGGTTTCGTCTCAAAGGAGACGATGTTATAGCCTATTGGCTACCCGTTCAGTTCGAACGGTACGTGGCTTGCGCCGCGGAACTCGGGTTCCGAGTTAATCTATACAAAACGTATAGGACCCCAAATCGGGGTATCTTCTGTGAGAAGATATACCATCTCGATGTTGTAGATGGTTACGCCTACCTTAGGCGTCAGAAACAATTTGTTTCTACCAACTTCATTTCGAAGTTACAACCAGCCTGGTCTACAGGCTTCCAAGCGACTAGCTCGGTTCCCCTGGATATCTTCCAGGTTGGCCGCCAGCTTTGGCGGTTCGTCGGTGTTACCGACGAGAGACGCCGTCGGCGTCTTACTACTTTTATTTGTAGTCACAGATCACTTCGGTCTGTTCCATGCGTTCATGTGAACGCTCCGCTCCAAATGGGCGGTCTTGGGATACCTCCCAAGTACTTGGAGGAAAGACCTCCACCTTGGGTTTCCAAGGTCGCCACCTATATTTTTGGTGGACGCTCCAAGCCAACTGCTTGGATCGGCAGGCTTTCTGCCGTGACCAAGTCGGAACGACTTGTGTCAAAGTTCCTCAGCGAGGCGGAAGACCTTTTGGTCTACTACCCGATTGGAACTGTTGGACATGATGTTGTCCAAAACGAAGACTTCCTTCGTATTTTCTCCAGGTTGTCCAACCTGGCAGGTAGGGTCTCTACCTTTCTGGGTTATTCCCAGAGCCCTGGAAAGGGCTACAGACACACTGTCTGTAAGCGACTCTTAAAGGAGTCGAAACATTTAAAACAAGTGTCACGGGATATTCCCGTTTATCGACCGCACACTTGGTCGATTATCTACGGTCTATGTGACCGTCTCCGGCCCACTAAGGAGTCGGTATCTGCTCTCTCGCAGATCATGCAGATGAGAACCAAAGGGTTCCATCGCATCGACGTGGACACTGTCCACGATATCGCTGGTCAAGCCGACCAGTGGTTGGCGAAAACTCGCCACCTTCGAGTTGAAGGT